ACCGATCGGAGAAAACTCTCTGGTGGGGCTCACGAGTATGTTTTGCAAACTCGAGTACTCCACCTCCTGAAATCAGCGATTTATGTTCCGAGATATCCACCTCTAATGTCTCATAGTAATCAAGTATTGAGCAGCTACTACTCATCGGCGACCACCAGGTCATCCCCTAACAGGGCATAACTCTGGAGTCACCGACGTAGCCGGCTCTGTATGCAGCAAGTTGAACTAGAAGGTGATGCGCAATCTCGAGCAATGCTCGGGATGACAACACTCCCTTAGCCTATCCTACCGCATATGTGTAAGCTTGACCTTTCAGATATCAATCACGTTCGAACAGAGTACCCCAAACTTTGCGACTTCTTCACAGAAGTGACAAATAATTTGGACTTGCAATGCTCTCGGTAATCTATCGGTAACACTCAATAAGTCGAGAGAGTATGCGGGATAACCAAGAGACGTCCACTCGCGTGGACGCTCAATGGGTTTCCAGCAGCCTCTTTCTCCTTAGTGAGTTTACCTAACACTAGTGGTTTCGTTCACCCGTAATCCTTGCGATCATAAAAGAAGGAATGGCAACTACAGCCAGATTAATAAGTATAAGTGACGTAGTTTTGTTGATTTTGTTATAACGGCTAAGCACCAGAAAGCCCAATTGGGTCCCATTCTGGACAAGCTAAGCTGTCTAGTCCTGATCCGAATAGAGCAACTGTATGATTAGAGCCAGCTTTAACGCTGGTGACTAAATATGCAGGCTTTAGCGGTTTGGGAATAGAGAATAACTAAACACCATGTGTAACTCACCAACCTCAAGAACAGGACTGACCCCTTTGAAAGGGTCCGTAATGGTATTGAGATTGAGTTTTGCAGGAACATCAATGACTATATAAACTTAATACAGATAGTATGGCTCGACGCATCTCCGGATGCTGGATAGCAGTTGAGTTTCCCCAACAATGCTCTCGCAAAGCAAGCGGTATTATGGACGGCCAACCCTGGTAATCAATAGATATACGAGTCGGAGCGATTATGTACTTTTCCTTCGCATCGCCTTCATTGAAGCGGTATTAGCCTCCTTAAGATATTTCACGAGTCCTTTCGGCCCGTCATTTCTCTTAATGGCACCAATACATTCAATTAGACGATAAACTCCGGTTGAAATTTGGCCTAAGTTAAGCAATCATGGAAGAAATCGAATATACGGTTCGAGCTCTGCATCAGTAATGACACAGAGTATCAACTATATACCGATCTCTCTTACTCCTACAAGAAAAGAAACAGATGCCGAAGCACTTTCTCTAAGAAATTAAAGAAAATGTTGGTAACTGTATCTCATTATTGTTTGAGACACGTATTCCTAGGGGACTGAGGGGTGTGAAACCCGCAGCCACCTTCTGACCAATTTCTCAGGCAGATTCGGCAACACGCGGAGGTAGCTTGTCTCACTACTTAGATGATTCTACGGACAGTGGGTTGGATACCACTCGAAAATAGACCTGACTTTCACCGTTCCCTGGTCAGTGGGGGCATTAACACTTGCTCATCTTCTAGGAGTAACCAATCTCCTGAAGAGCCTG